AATTGTAAGAGTTAAAATTGCAGATCCAGGCTCGCTTTTTGCTAGATACCCAGCATTGAAAGAATCAACTGTTTGTAAATTTGTATTAGTATTATTTCCCCAAGTGTTTGTGTTGGCTCCTGTAGCCATCAATTCAAGTTTGAGTCTATCTGAATAAGTGCTTGCCATTTTAATCCTTACTGCAAACTATAGTGTTTGCATGTTTTATATCCATGTTGGGTACTGCATAACTAGTAGGAGTGTTCACACTTCCACTAATAGAAGCAGAGAAAGCAGCAGGGTGATTATGACTTCCACCGCCACCACCACTTCCGGTAGTACCTAGTGTAACACAACCGCCGCCACCAGGACCACCATAAGGAGATATTGTGGCAGAGGTACTAACAGTATGATTATGTGATGCTATTGTTGGAGTTCCTAAGGTAGTGTTTCCAACAACAATAGTGTCAGTAACAACAGTGGTTGCTGCAGTATCTAATGTGATGTCACCTGCCGTAGTTGTCTTAGCGGAATCAAAACAAGAAGCAAATTCGGTAGATCCTCCTGTGCCTGCTGATCCTGTGACTACTCTTAAAGTAGAATTAGCTAAAGAAGCATCAGTGTTTTGTGTCCAACCTGTCGGAGCACTTGATTCTAAAAAAACCATTTGTGTTCCTTGGTCAAGAGTCGATACTCCGTCTAAACCTGCACCATTGCCTGTAAAGCTTGTTGCTGTTAATTCACCATTAGCTTGAATTTTTACAGTGTTAGCAACGTTAACTAAATTTTTTACACTTACTTTTCCTAATGAATTTGCAAAAAGATCTACTACAGTATCTCCTGTGCAATACTGCATTGTGTGAGCACCTTGTACAATAGCTACACCGTTAGACGTATGCCCGGTTGGAGCTACAGTTAATGTAAAAGAGCCTGCTGTGTTGTTAAAAAAAATATAATTATTTTCCACTGCGGGAACAAAAACTTTGATGTCTCCAGTTAATGTTCCTGTGAATTCAATAATTTTGTTTGATGCCTCCGCACTTGGATCAGCGTCGGCTGTTGTTAAAGTAACATCCGCACTACCTGCTACACTTTTTGATAAATATCCTGCTCCAAAGCTGTCAACTACATTTAAGTTATTATTTGTGTTAGTTCCCCAAACATTGGCATTTGCACCTGTTGCCATTAATTCTAATTTTAATCTATCTGAGTATGTGGATGCCATGATTAATTTATATACCTATATTTAAAAAAATTCAATTTCATAAACCTATGCCGCCACTGAAGTCCATGTGTTACTCGCACCTGTTACAACATTTGCCCATGGCGTTGATCTTATATTACCAACACTAGCTAACATTTCAACCCCTGTTGGCAACACTGTTGCTCCTGCAGTTGGAGTAGCAGTTCCATCTGTAAATGCCATTGAAAGACCAGCCACAGTAATTGGAATAACAACATCTCCAATATTAGTAGATATTTGTTGCCCTGTTGGAAGAGCTGCTGCAGGAGCTACTAAAGTCCCTGTTTCAAATGTTGATACTAAAGATGTTGCATCTACCTGAGTAAAGATGTCAATTTCTACCGAACCAAGAGCGGTATCCATAAGATCTGGAGGAGCGGATGTAGTAACGCTTCCATCAGCTATAATTGTAGCTAGAGCTGCTGTTGATGTAATATTTAATCCTGTTACAGAAAGTATTTGATCTGTAACAAAACTAAAACTACCTAAATCTGTGGATAATAAATTAGTAGTTCCAATTGCTTCATTACCTGTACCTACAAAAATACTTACACTGGACTGATCAAAGGATATTTCTTGACCTGTAACAGAAACATTTTGCGTTATGTTTTCATTCCAAGCGAATGATCCCCAGTCATTTCTACCCCAACCTGCATCGACTGTTGTGATAATAGTTTCTGTTCCATCAGCAAAAACCATTTCAACCCCTGTGGGTTGTACTCCATGGCCTTCAGAAATACTGATGGTGCCTAATGTTGTTGTGGATTGTTCGCCTGTTAGAGCGTAGATACCCTCTGCTTCACCGATTGCAGTGCCAGTTATTGTGGATGCTTCCACACCTGTGGGGTTAATAAGTGCAGTACCAGTTCTACCTACATCTTCTAATGTAAATGAACTTGCTACACCAGTGACAGAAACTGTTATGGAGCTTTGTTGGCCCCAAAAGCCTTCGCCCCAATTATTTTCACCCCAAGCGTCTGCCATGGTAAGGACTCCCTATATGGATTAGGAAATCCTTAGAATAGCACTTGATGCGTCGTTGGTTGGAAACTGAATTGTAAATGTTCCGTTTGTTGATGTTTTTACACCGCCAAAATCTAATACTGCAATTGCTGCATTTGTAGCTGTTGATGATCTATTATAAATCAAAGCTGCTTGAGCTGAGATTGTTGCACTTGTAAATGATAGATCAGCAAAATCTACAAAAGCTGTAGATGCGGTATCACTAGTTTTGGTTAAGCCGACAGTAGCACTCTGTAATGTTGCACCGCCTGCTGCGTATGTGCCTGATGCACCAACTTCGTTGGTTGCAGCATAGGCTGTTGTGTTTGCGTTCAATGTGGCAGAATCTGTAAAAAGAGCGAGATTAACTGTATCGTTAGTTATATCATGATCGCCGTTTAACAACTCCTGTTTAAATGTTGCACAAACTGCTTGGTTTATTGCCATTTTAATTGCCCTCCTTAGGCTTGGGGATTCGGATCAACAGATCTTAAAGGTATCCTTAAGACTCCGTCAACATACTCATCCCTACGTTTTCTACCCATCTGCTCGTCAGCAAAAACTTTTAAAGCTGATTGATATTTTTGATCATATAATTGCATATCTTGTGTATTTTTCAAGAAGGAAAAAGCTTCAGCAAGACATCCAAATAATAAAACTTCTGGTGCATTATTTGAAATAAATGTGGTTGATGATGTATTTCCAGTTCCATTACCAATACGTTCAGGGCTTTCATTATACCACATTTCAATTGTGTAAACTTGATTAGGGGTAGGAGCTAGAATTAAATTTGTGGCATCCCAATTTGCCCAATATTTAGGTTGACCTGTATCACTGGTTGTAGATCTTTGAACAGAATACTCATCAATAAAAGTAGCGTCTACTTGTTCAATCCAAACCCTATTGTTACTCGAATCAACAAGTTGTAAAGCTCTCGCAAATCTAAACCCACCCTCTGGCCCAGAAACATCTAAAAAAGCATTATTTGCTGTGCAAGTAGTGGTTGCAAATCTTCTTTGATAATCACCATCAATAGTTCTATCTATTTTATTTTCAGTAGTTGTAATAAAAACGTTAATTATTGTATTAGTAAGAACATCAGAAGTTACTTCTGTATAATCTCTTATGTTTGTTAATAATTCGCTATAGTTCATGTGCTTATTGAGTTCCCCATACCAGAGTGAACACTGCAATAATAATACAATGTTGGTGCTCCAATTGCTACTGTAATTTGTAGTTCTCTAGAAGAAGCTGAAGCATAATCACTTGTGTAATCAGATTCGGATACATCAGAACCATTTATTCTATATATTACTCCTGTAGAATAAGGTGAACCACCGTTGTGATTTCCATCATCTGTTGTGCTTAAATAAAATGGATGACTAGGAACTGTTCCGCTATCTAAGTTAAATACGTAAGTATCTCCTTCTGTTAAAGAAAGAGTAGGTCTTTCAACTCCATCAATATAAAAAGCATTTCCTCCACCACTTTTTGATCCCACAGTGACTGTATAAATAGTATCTCCTACACCGGTAGCTTGACCAATTCCAGAACTTGATAGAAGTCCTGTTACTGTAGCTATGACATCAGTATCGTCAGTAATTATGTTTAGAGTACCCGTTCTTGTTAAAGATAATAATGGTCTACTTATTGTTGATGGTTGCATCCCATTACTATTAAAAAAAGTATCATTTGGATTTCCCGCTACAACTACAACAGCTTGTGGTTTTTTTGGTCTTGGATTTTCAATTGCTTCAGCATCTGCACTTGAATAAGGTGGTTCTAATTGTGGATGTTTTGGTTCATAACATTCTTGACAGACTTCTAATCCATTCCATTCTTTTTGTAATGTTAGGTAGGGATAAGCAAAACCACACCTGTCACAAATCGCTTGTGAAAATTTTCCTACTGCAAAAGACATTTAAACTCCTGGATAAAAGTTTTTAGGAACAATATTCACTGAAGTCGATTGACTGTCTTCAGTAATTGCCCTGGCTAACTCTGATTCATATCTTCTTTCAAGTTCACCTGATAAAGCAGGATTTACTTCTTGAGATAAATAATATGCAAGTCCACTTACCATACAAGGTAAGAAACGAAAAGGTGCATCAGCAGTGTTTGTATATGCTCCTACATCTTGTATTCTTCCAACGTACCAATAATTAATTTGTGTGTCTGTGGTTAGAGGTGTTAAGTAAAGATTAATTTCAACATTGGCTAAATTTCTTCTTACATAATATTGTGTAGGAGTTCCTGTTGATCCTTTATTTGGAATATTCTGATATTCTGATCTTGAAATTTTAGTCATTGTTGTATCAGTAACTGTGCTTCCTGATGTTTGTCTAAAAACCATTTCTAAAATATCATCTGCATCACTAGGTGCTGTATAAAGAGATGTACTTGCTGTTAAGTTAGCAGTGGTATTTTTTACTTTCCAAAGTTGATAACCTCTATTAGCCCATTCAGAAAACAACAAATTTAAATTATCTCTAGCAGCATCAAGATCATATCCTGTACGCATAGAACGACCTGCTCTACGATAAGCACGTTCAATTACTCTATCTATATTAAGATTAAAATCTGTTGTTCCTGAAGTAGCCATAAATTATTTTTTCTTTTTCGTTGTTTTTTTTGTTTTCTTTTTTGTGACTTGTTTCTTCTTAGCCATTCCGCCACCACGCATTTTTAACATTCCGCCACCACGCATTTTTACAACATTTTTCTTTTTGCCCATCATTTTTTAGCTCCTTTGTTTAGCTGTTCATATAACATTTGTCTATTTTTCACTACATCATTATAATAGTCTTTTGGCCATAACTTATAATAACCCATTTTATGTAATTTAACAGAAGCATAATATAATTGCGAGAACTTTTGTACAAGCATCATTGAGTACTCTAAATCAGATTTAGGTAAACTTTCTCTGTCTCCATTAGGTTCTACTAAAAAAGCTTGATCCTCATCATTTGCAGGATTCCTAGGATGAAATCCCATAAAATACAAATCTTTTTTATTATATTTGTTGTTAAAACGATCTACTTTAGTTTGAAATTTGTTCAATGAATATTCTTTAAAAGACAAATCACAGAATATTAATATTTCTTTTTTATTCCAATTTATTTCTTTTATCTTGTTATTTAAGTTTCTTGTATAACCTTTTTCAATATTTCTTACATCTATTACTACTTTTTCATCTTTCCAAGCTTGTTTTGCGAAAGGACAAGCTGGCATTTTATTAAGATGTACGTTTGGTATTTCGAGATACTCTCTACTCCAAATCCTTAGATCTTCAGTGATTAGTTTAAGATTGTGTTTTTTCACTCAAAGCAATACCCATTTCCTCTGCTTTTTTAATTCTAGCAGAGATGGGTAAATTAATAAACCCTGTTCTCAAATCGAAAAATTTATCTGCCCACTTTGCTAATCTTTCAGTTAAAAAATTAATGTGTAAATCTTTTTCTTTCAATTGATCATCTTTCCTTGAATTTTCACCAAGAATTTTATTAATTTGTCTTTTTAAATCTTTATTTTCTTTTTTCAAACGTGAAAAATCTTCTTCTTTCGGTGTCATATAAAACCTTTCTTCTTAATATTCTTTATAGTTTTTAATTAAAAATTCTTCCATCCAAGCCATTTTTTCATCAATTGCTTGAATTTGGACTTTTATAACAGCTAGATCTTGTTGCATTTTTGCAACACTATCTGCTTTAACTTCTACTGCATTTAAACGTTCTGACCACATGCCCCATGTCATGGCTAATGTGCCAAATAGCACTAGATAGGGTAATACTGTTTTAATTTCTAGTTTCATTTTGTTTTAGCACTCATATTGTTTAAAGGGTTATTTAAAGCCTTATTAATTTGTAAGTCAAGGCTTTCTTCAATGAGCTTTAACTCATCAAATACTTCTCTTGTATCTTCTTTTTGTCTATCTTC